GAGCAAGTTCTTTAATTCGTTCGTTCATTCTTCAACTCCGAAATGTTCTTTAATCTCTGCAACACAATCCTGCCTACCGCACCTAGCCATAGCATCTTCTTCACCATCTATATCTTGACAAATAGCAACACATTCTCTCACAATCAACTCGGCAAACTTTTCCATGAGACAGTCTTGGTAATCACTTGCGAAATTGATCGTAACGAAAAAGCCTTGACTATCAGCATGGTCTTCTGCCTGTTTGGCAAGCTCTTGGATTCGTTCGTTCATTCTTCAGTTTCCCATTGACGACAGAAGAAGTAATCACCCATCTTTTCTATTTCAGCACGAGGATAACCCTCAGATACAAGCCAATCTTCAAAATTAACGACATCATCGGGGATAGGCTTAGGAAATCCATATTTCCATCCACTTGGTGGGTCAATCCATTTTGTCATAATTTTTTACCTTTATGAATTAAAGTACTTTCATTATAACATATCAGTAATATGATGTACATATATCAAAGGTATTATTATTTACTTATTCGGTTTCACTAAAGTATTCAACCAAATCGGTGTAACTGCCAATCAACTCACCATTGGTAGTTATCTGTGGAAATGTTCGGGCATTCGGCGCAGCTTCATACATTTCATTTAATGAATATCCACCATCGCCTACTTTCTTTTCCTCATAACTGTGACCCTTTACCGTAATGAGTTGTTTTGCTCTAACACAAAACGCACAGTTATCTCGTGTCCATACTACGAAATGTTTTCTCATAATTTAAATCCTGCAAACTTTTGTTTTTTAACCTCTTGTGATTTATCATATAATGGTGTGTCATCGGTTAGTGTTTGCTGTGTTTCCTCTACATCATAAAGTTTCATTTTTGATCTGTTAACACCGATAACAAATCTTTTATGATAGGTTGGATCATTATACCGATTCTTGAGTTGTTTTACCATCATCTGGCCTTGTTGTTCTAACTCTTCTGTGGAGATAAGAGCGAACATAAAGTCGGCCGTTGCTGGGAGTCCAAAAGATTCTGATGTATCTTCAAGTCCGACGTCTGAGTTTGAATACCCGCTTCTTGTAGTCTGAGTTGCAGATACGATTGGTAGGTCAAATTCGACAGCAAGGCCACGTATTTCTTCGGCAATTGCTTTGATGTAGTTGTAGGAGTTGATGGCACCGCCCATTCCTTTCATCCTCGACGAGGAACAAATATTAAGATAGTCAATAAAGATGATGTCTGGTTTGAACTCACGTTTTAATTTAAGTTCATTCAACAGACCTCTGAAGTGACCAGTGTGTGCTGAACCAGTAGGATATTCCTTAATGATTAGCTTACCAGTCGTTTGCCGAGATATATTAGCAACTTTCGTTGTGAATATATCCTTAGACAACTTGTCGAGTTGATCGATGTCAACATTTAGCAGATTAGCGTCAATACGCTCAGCAATACGTTCTTCTGCCATCTCCATAGTGATATACAAAACATTATGGCTTTGTGTAAGTGCTGCCGCTGCCATGTGGCACATAAACAGGGATTTACCAACGCCAGTGCCAGCAAGTGCAATGTTCAGGGTTTTATTAGGCAAACCACCCTTGGTGATTTTATTAAAATACTCAAGATCAAATGGGATACGAGACTCTTCGGTGTGATAGAATTCATATCGTTTATCTACGTTTTCAATATAATCGTGACCGATATTGGTGTCAAAGGCTACTGATAGAGCTTTTTGTAAAATATCAGGTAGAGCATTCTTAGTTAATGATTCATGTTTACCATCAATAATGGAGATGGATTCCATAATCGCATTATATACTGCTCTGTCCTGACACCATTTTTCAGTTGTATCAACCAACCATTCGTTATCGATTTTTTCATCAGAAAAAATATGAGGCAATATATCCATGGCAATTGAATATTGATCACTGGATATTTTATCACTTTGGTCAAGTTCAATTTTAAAGGATTCCTCCGTCGGTAAACGATTATATTTTGCTACAAACTTACCAACCTCTTTATAAAGTGTTCGGTAAATACCCTCGAAATACTCCGGCTTAATAAAAGGAAGTACCTTACGCATGTACTTCTCATTTGTAAGAATATTTCTTAGTATTGTTTGTTCTAAATTACTTTGCATCAGTATCCGTTAATGTTACACTACCGTCTTGGATTCCAAGTTCAATGATTGCTTCAAGAATTTTACCAGCATGGATTTGCAAGTCTCTATCCTCGATGGTCAATTCTTCATTGGGACTGTAGATAATGTTAAAGTTAAAAGCCAATTGACCAGGTTGTTTATTAAATGATATAGTATTATATCTTATAACCGTCTCAATGTAAATACCTTTTAAAATGCGAACGCCCCACGAATCTGGGTCATCTGCAATAGGTACCAATGCATAATCAATATTTTCTTTTAATTCAGCAGTAAGGTCATACTCGGGTTTTTCGACTTTTTCATTCGTCGTCAAGATCAATGGTTCCACCTGCGCCTCCAATCGTAAATGAATTAATTAAAAATTCTTTAAAGTCTGTTTTATTTAAAACGGGTTCCCAGAATTCCTCTGTGAGCGTTTCCTTTTCTCTATACTTTCCATCAATGAGCTCACCTGTTGCTCGGTCCACTTTTTGATACCACCCATTAGAAGGTTTAACAACGTAACCACCAGCCAGAGCAAGCTCAAGCAAACCAGACCAACGTTCAACACCACCGTCCCAGGAAACTGAAATAGGAATCTGAGATTTTTCTTTGACATATCGTGATTTCTCTACATTAATGACAAAGTCATAACCAGTGACTTCCGTGCCAGTTTTATTCTGTCTACGACCCAAGATCCAAATATTGTCTGCAGAGTAATAAATGCCGGTTCCACCAGAGACAATTGCTTTAGGAAATAGACCCATTTCTTGATAAGTATGATTTACCGCCAACATGGGAATATCTTTCATTGCCAAATACGGTGTGCACATCCGGAATAAACCTTTCAGTGCTTTTGCACGAGACATATCGGCAACGGATTTTTCATTAATAGCATCTTCCAATTCTTTCTTAGATGCCAAGTTACCAACCGAATCAATTACAACAATAACTTTATCACCACGTTCGAGTGCTTCCAATTGATTGATCAAGTCAAATTTAAGCTCTTCAACGTTAGTGATTGGTGTATGTAATACACGAGACGTGTTGATGTCAAATTGTTTAAAGTAAGCTTGAGGCGAACCAAATTCGGAATCATAAAACAACATCACAGACTCTGGATATTTTTTCAAATATGCACTAGCCATGATAAGAGCAAATGATGTTTTAAAGTGCTTAGACGGCCCAGCCAATACGGTAAGACCAGGCGAAAGACCACCATCTGGATTACCAGACAGTGCAACGTTAATCATCGGTACCGATGTGGGCACCATATCTTTTTCATTAAAAAATTTAGACTCAGAAAGAATGGCCGTGTGTGATACACGTGAATTCTTTTTAAGTTTATCCATTATTGACATAATTAAACTCCATAGTAATTTTTATACCATTCAACGAATCGGGCAACACCCTCGCGAATAGACGTGGTTGGTTTATAACCCAATGCTTGTAGTTTGGTTGTATCAGACCAAGTCTCATAAGTATCGGCAGGATGTTTAGGCACAAGTTCTTTGATTGCTTCTTTACCAACATTCTTTTCAATTTCAGTAACAAAATCCATCAACGCAACCTGTTCACCGTATCCTATATTATATACTTCTTTTAGGTTCTGTGTCGAATTAATTGCTCTGTTAATAACAATTTCAATACCTTGGACAATATCGTCAACATAGGTAAAGTCACGGATCATATCGCCATGATTAAACAGTGTGATTGGTTTGCCCTCGATAATGTTTTTCGTAAATGTAAACAGCGCCATATCTGGGCGACCCCAAGGACCGTAGACCGTAAAGAATCGAAGACCAATTGCAGCGTCAAGTTTACTTGCCATAAACTGTGCTTCATTAGTTGCTTTAGAGTAACCGTAGGCGTTGAGTTGATAACCAAGTTTTTCATCTTCTTTCCACGGCAATTCGTTACCTGCCATTACACAGGATGTTGATGCGTAGACTACTTTACTGACACCAGAATATTCACACGCTTCAATTAGATTATGTGTACCCACAATATTATTGTCGATATACTTACCTGGATTGTCGAGAGAGTGCCTCACGCCAGCGTATGCACCCAAATGCATAACTACGTCAGGTTTTTCCTGACTTAAAACCGAATGTAATTTTGGTAAATTAATTAAATCTGCTGTATGGATATTAATACCATTAGCAATGAGTTTTTGTGCACGAGCCCGTTTTAATTCCGGATCATAATAATTATTGTAATTATCAAAACCAGATACGGTGTGACCACTTGCTTTTAATTTATTTGCAAGATGATAAGCGATAAAACCGGCACCGCCGGTGATTAAGATCCTAGCCATTCTTTTCCTACTAATTTATAAAATTGATAATAGATTCCAACTTCGTCGAACATTGCCTTAGTGTGATTCCAAGATTCAATCCAAGTATCACGTGTTTCACTATCCATACTTTGCATTATAACACGTTTTACACCAACTTGTATTAAGCCCTTTGCGCACTCAGAACAAACTGGTAGCCCGGTAACATAAAAGGTAGAACCA